GTGGTAATCCGGTAAATGTTCCCGCTTTTAGGCGTATCTGGGTAAGTAAATCCGTTCCATTGGTATATTGCACTACTTTATCGACCTCAGCGTTGTGTGTCGGAGGTGTTGTGGTAATACAAAAATTATTTGCTGCGGTATCTGCTGCAGCTTGTCCGTTGTGTTGAGTTACTGGCTCATTAGTTAGTGTTGCTGCAAATGCACTACCACCGAAAATGTTTACTGTATCACCGGTCTGCAAACCTTCGGGTGCAGATACGCCCGATAATCCCCATATTGGTGTGCCATCGGTAGAATCGGCGGCGATAGCCGTAACCGTTGTTGATATAACTACACCACTACCTGGATTGTGTTTTAGAGGATGAACCACCTTTCCCTTTATCCCGTGCCATTGATATTCAGGATAGTTTGGCCCTCTATCTTCATGGTTATTGTATAACTGTATTGGGTGTGCCGAGTTTAGGCATGTCCTTTGGTCTTTTGTTGGCATAAATGCTAGAGTTGCATTAGCATCTTCTTCACCGCCTATATTGTCATCACGAACCAATAGTTTTGCTGTACCAAAATAAAGCGCATCCTGCAACGATTCTGCCGCACCTCTAAGACCCACTGCTACATCTAAATCACTGGATAGTGTTGTTTGCCCTAAATCAAATACAGGCAAATTTTTGTCTAACAACTTTGCCGGGTCGGTAATACCTAATTCTATCAGTCTTGTATTTTGTTTTGAGCTTTGTTTTATATTTATTGTATTCAAAATGCCATTTAGTATCGGTCTATCCTCACCGTTTCTAAATAGTAAAAAGTGATAGTCACTATTTGCTACACCCGTTACTAATGGGTAGAGGTTTAGGACATTATCATCATCAAGAATATCACACCTCATTGACGATAGGGAGTTGCTAGTCATAATAGTTGATAGTTTATGTAGTAGAGGTTTTGTTCCGGTTAATGGATGATTGATATATTTACCAAAAGCAACTCTATCTATCAGCACAAAATGATTCCAATAACAACCCTCAGTGCCAAGCATTTCGGTGGTCAATGGGCTGTGGCTAACCGCAGTTTGTTCTAATTCCCAACCATAAAAGTCAGTTGCTGCCCATACCCCACCACCTGGTTTAGATTGAAACGAGGTTGCCCCACCATAGGCAACACCATTCACAAAGACTTGGTATTGTTGGTTAGTAAAGTCACACTTTACATCAATATCAACCCAAAGATTGTTCATTTTATCTTCTTTAGTAGTGCCGGATAGTGTGCCTATTTTATTGACGCAGAAATGATATTCTGAACCTTTAGGGACTACACCATCATTATTAGGTAGCCCCGTTGCTATATGGCTATAATGGGCGTATGTATCACCCAATCCCATAGCATTTCTATCTATTACAACGGTGATAGCGGGATTTGTAGCAGTTATGCCTAACGATGTGTATGTAGTATCGGATTGTAGAAAACCTATGTTCAAGTTTAACTTTGGGGCATAGGTCTGATTTAGTGTAGCCCCTGTTGTCGTTGCACCAAGACCAAATCTACCACCAAACAAAGATTGCTCGCACATTCTAATGTGAAAAACATCATCATCGCCACTCCCATTTAATGTTCCCTCGTATGAAACAATAGAGTGTGTGGCCGTAGGAAAGTTAGCTCTATCTCGTGCATACCGTTTTATGTCAAATACCATAAATGGCTTGCCGCCTAAAGATGTTATTTCTTGGCCTACCGCATCTCTTTTATCGTTTGCACTAGAATCTTGGTGCATGGCTTGCCATTGAAACATACCTGTCATATATGCATGCCTTCCTATTCTACCGGCACTTGTTATAGTAAAATTATTATGGCTACCGGCCTCGCTATGTGTTATAGTGTTTCCATGATAACCCGTCTCGGTTGCCGATACATCCTTTGTGGATTTTCTAATATATGAACCATCATTGTCTGCGGAAATCCAATATTTACCGGTTGTGCTTCGTGAATTATTAATCCACATAAAACCAACACCATTTGATATTGTTGTAGCGTTTCTTATGTCGGTATCATCATTAAAGGTATAGGTAACGGTTGCACCCAAGTTTATTCTATTTTGATGAAAAAATGTTTGTGGTGCTCGTGGTGTGGCCTTACCTTCGTAAAAGCAACCACCTAATAATCTATTAGTGTCTTTAGTAATATATTCATGTATTCCTTGATTGTGGCTAATAGAAAATTGTTGGTTGGTAGAAAAACTACCATCAAAACTTCTAACAGGAAAGGCCTCCGGAATACTACCACCACCAGCCGCAAATGATAAAGCCTCTTGCCTTTCTATGGTGCAAAATCTATATGTGGGATTCAAGGGTGCTTCACCATTACACGGATTACCGGCATGGGTATTGGCATGGTTGTGGTCGGTTGAAAATGTATTAGAATCATCGGCTATACATTGTGTCCCCAACCAATCATCATAATATCCTACTAACCATGCGGAATATTTGCTATTTTCTAAACTTCTTGTCATCTACTCACCTATGTACTTCTAATAGGAACTCCTTGACTAATTAATTGGTCGGTTATCCTATTACTAATCTCACTCACTGCTTCATCAAATGTTAGTCCATAAAAGTTGTTAGTCATCAACAACTCGACATTTGAATATAAATTTTCTACCCCTTTGTTCACTACTTGTTTCATCATCTCGCCGCTCATATATTGGGAACGGCCACCAAAGAATAATTCTTCGCGTGCATTAGCAAAAGACCGCATTTTTTCCTCGGCATCCGTAAATTCTTGGGAAACGCCCCCAATACTTGTGCCAAGGTCGTTTACTGCGGGGTCTGCAAACCCAAAGTTGTCGGCTAGATACCTACCTGCATCGGCAAGGTCGGTTAAAAATTGTTTTCCTTCTTCGGTAAGGTCGTTCATTGTTAGCGTGCCATTATTAATGAGCTCTATTGTTTCCTCTATATCTTTACCAACTCTACCTGGAACCATATATGATGTATATGTAGTGCGGCTTGTGTCTGGCATATCTTGCAATATGAATTTTTCTACCGGCTCTATTGCAACCGCAAAGGAAGCTGGAGCACCATCAGTAGGTAAAAGTCCATCCTCTATGTCCTGGAGAACCATCCTTCGGGCAGCATTGCTATTTGCGTTTACTCCTTGGTATCGCATAGATAACTCAACCGCTAGTGCTTGGTCTAAAAGATTAGCAAAATCTTGCAATTCGCCTTTGTCATCTAATAAAGATGGGACAAGTGGATTATCTGAACCCAATGTTTCAATATGTGAATCTATTTTCCGCATCTCCCTTTCGGTTTTTGCGATTACATCATTTAATTCATCGACGCTTGTAGCGGTCAAATCAAAGGTATTACCTATTTCATCGGCAATATTCTTTGGAACCTCTAAAGATGATGCCTCCTCGCTAGTCATTTTATCTAACAATTGTGTAGTTACGAGTAAAGAATCATTCATAGAGTCAATTTCATCGGTTGCATCACCTGCACCACCAATTATTGCGTCAAATGCAAGGGCAACACCGGCTAAAACTAAACCAAACACAAGAGTTTTTGATACGGCACTAAATACAGTAAGTTGTTTTGTTGCATTAGCAGTAGCAACCCCAAGTTGTGTCATTTGTGTAGTCATCATAGCCATTTGAGCCATAGCGGGAATCATACTCATAGTCATCAAAATCATAGATACACGCATAGAAGTTTCATCATTTAATCCGAAAACATCAGATAGCATGTGAACCGACATAGATGCTAGTCCGGCAGCCATAGAAAATCGTGTCATAGCCATTGATGCACTACTCATCAAGGGCTCCATCTCTTTCATCCCCATCATGGCTTTTCGTCGTTCAATGTTTTGTTGTGCCATAGCCAAGTTTTGCTCTAATGTTAGTTGTGAATCCCTATCCTTTAGACCTGCCAACATAGTTAAGTGCGTTATTTCGTTTTGCGACAACATATTCAAATCCTCTTTTAGTATGCCCTGTTGTTGCATTGTCATAATTAACTCGTTATCAATAGCGGCTATCCTACTTTTACGAGCGGCTTCGCTTTCCGCTTGGCTTGTCAAAATTACTTGTAGGTCAACTAAATTTTCATTTTGCGCTATCAGCATAGCATTATGAGCAATAGTTTGTTCATGTGCTGCATTTCCTGTAACAAGTTCCCTATTTGCTTTTTCTTGTGCCGCTATTTGGTGTTCTATTTGTCCCGTTAGATGTTGTATCTCGGCTCTTATTTCCCTTATACCCATCTTTGATACACGGTTACGAATACGGTCTTGTTCCATATCAGCCTCTAATATAGCAATCCTTGCCCGTGCCAATACAATATATTCTTTAGAATTCTTTTGGTCTAAAGCATGCGCTATTTTCTTTTCATGCACTATTCTTGCTAATTGTATGGCTTCTTGTTCTAATAAAGTGTTAGTGGCAAGCATACTTGCTATTTCGGCCTCCGTGATTTGTGTTTGTGCCGCACCCTTAGCCATTATACTATGTTTTATACTCGTATGATGATTCTGTTCATTTAAAAACGCAGCTTCACCGATTTGTGCAGTTTGCATTCGCACCGCCGCCTCGGTTCGGAAAAGATTGTTTCTTTCTTCAATTAACCTGCCTGTTTGCTCTATTTCAAATTTAAGTTGTTGTTCTAATCTAACCTTGTGTTGTGTTCTAGCCTCGGCAAACCCTAAAGCATCAAGATTAGAAATTGCTAGTTTTACCGATAGTATTTCATTTTGTATTCTTGCTATTTTTTCGTCTAAAGATATGGTATGCGTAGCCAAAGTGTTACGCATCCTATGTGTATCGGTTCTAACCAATTCTTCGCCATTTAAAGCCCGTAAAATAGCCATGTGTGTTTTCATAGCAATATTAACCGACTTTATGTTTAGATAGGTGTCAAATACACCACCTAATATTTGTCCGTATCTTTGTAATATTATAATTCCTTCACTAAATGTTTTACCTATTCCTGTTTCAGCAAGTTGTGCTAAACCTAAAGTGAATCGTGCTTGAACCTCCGTAGCAGATGTGTATGCGGGAACAAGTGCTTGACCCAATAGTGCTTGGTTGTGTTGTAATTCGGCTTGTGCTTCTCGTAGTTTAGTAGATTGGTCACTTATAACACGGTTCAATTCTTCCTCGGCGGTAGATTGATTTACAACAGCATCCGTTGCTAATTCCGTCATACGGGCTTGGTTTTCAATCAATTTTATGAATCTAACATAGTGGTCATTTCCGGCAACGGTCTGCACAATACGCTGTCTTTCTTCCGCACTTATATGTTTGAATTTGACCGCTAATTCTTCTACAATAGACGACAATGGGCGCAAAGCACCGGTATTAGCATCGTGTGTTGCTATACCTAATTCTTGTATGGCCTGTTGTGCTCCGCTAGTATCAGCACCTAATCGTGCATAAATCATACGCAAAGCCCTACCCGCTTTACCCTGTTCTTCACCGGATTCAATTAGAACCGCCGACATAGCAGCCATATTAGCAATAGATTCACCGGTTTGGTGAGCCTGCGCCGCAAACTGATTCATAACAAAGGTTATTTGCTTCATGTTAGAAGCAGACCTGTTTTCAACGGTGTTAAGTTGGTCTAATATTTCTATTGTATTTAGACGAACATGGTTAGCCTGTTCCTCGGCGGTGAGTAAATCAAATTGTGCCTTTGTTAAATCACCATACATAAACCCGGTTTGTTGATGCATGTTAATCATACGGGTCATAGCCTCGGTTGTTCCCATACCGGAAATCAATGCAAAAGTCTGACCCATTTCGGTAGCAGCCTGAACCGATGATTCACCAATCAAAGCGGTCAACTGCGCCATCTTTGCACCCGCAGATAGGGATTCCTCGGCGGTAAATCCAAAGCCCATACCAGTTTCAATAATACCAGCGGCTAATTCTTTATTTACACCTGCGAATTTTTCAAACTCGATAGTTGCTTCCGAAAGTGCTTGTGCTAGTGGGATTGTTGTTTCGGTTATTTGTGTTATAGTCTCCGATATACCCGCAAAAGACCCCATAATAGCATCCATAGAATCTAAAACGATAGACTCTACAACGGTCATTTTGGCATCCATATTTTTAATCATGTTAGTAGCATTGAAGATACCAACAATGTCGAAGAAAACTCGGGGGCCACCTACCTTTGCCACTCATACACCCCCTATACTCATTCTATACCCATAAGCATATTTACCGCTTGCTCATCCGAGATAGCGTTTTGTTGTGCTTGTTTGCGTAGTTGATTTCTACGGGCTACTACACCCTTTATTCCACCACGAGGGGCGTTTTTACCTTTGCCTTGTGCATCGGCAATCTGCTTAGATATTTCCGTTGCAACTTCCATATCAAATTCCATTCGTGCGAGACCCCCGATACCGTGATACTTCTCGTATAGGTCGGAGGGCAAGGTTCCTTTAAATGCACTACTTAAAAGTGGGGCTACTCTACTGAATGCCCCAAAGGGATAGCACCCTCACCTGTATCCCCTCGAACAAATGCGAGAATATCACGAGCTTCTTCTGATGTTAACATATTGTAATCAAAATCATCGGTTAGTATGCACTTTGGAATCCACTCGTTCATTTGGTCTGCTAGTGAACCACCAAGTTCTTCGATAATTTCTAAAAACTTTTCATTTTGTTCGATAGTCCAATCATTAGGGTCTCCAAAATCACGGCATCTTCTAACGGCTTTCGCCTGTATGCTTTCTATTCGGATTTTTTCTATCCCAGATGCTTGTCGCACCCAGATTTTTGTTCCATCGTTTAATTCAATTTCCTTTTTTAGCACTGGCATTCTTCTTCACTTTTCCTTTACTTTTCTTTTCTTTTACTACTGGCTCGGCCAAAACATATCTTTTTGCACCGTTTGGCAATACTTCTGCTACTCGCCAAACTCCGTGTGCATCAGTGAACTCGTCGCACATTAGGCTCAAGCTCCGTTAATGTATGATATGTGTAATCTAAATTTGCCTGCGGTCAATGCGGCTGTGGCGATTGTTGCTAAAACCGATACGGCAGATGTTGTCTTTAGTGGGACTTCATTTTCTTTTGTGCTAACAGCGGCGGTAAATGCTGCGTTATCAAAAGCGGTTGCAGCGATAAATGCGTCGGTGTTTCCGGTAATACCCAAAGCAACGGTTGCTGAACCACCGGAGGTCATAGCGGTAATTTCTTCGTAAACAACGCTTGTAATAATAGCATTGTCGGGAATTGTGACCGCATTGTTATTTACATCGGTTAGAGTGACCGCACCCACATCACCTGCAAGGTCTGCAAAGTCATACTCTACAGTTATTTCTCGTGATAGTCCGTGTGCGTGGTGTTCGCTGCGTATTACGCCGTTTAAGTATCGGTTGAATGGCATGTTATCTTTCCCCTTTAATTGTCCTTACTTGTGCTGGAGTATATGAAATCATTGGTCTTCAAATGTTATGTAAGCCACAACTTTGTTATTGTGCTTGTTTCTTAAAATGCTAATGTCAATAATTTTATCGCCGTTAGCGAAATCGCTACCACGAAGTGCGGTTTGAATTGAAGCATCAATAGTCGCTAAATCACCATCTACTTGAACAACTGTTAGTTTGGATTTGTCGGTAATGGTGTGACTCATTTAACCACCTCACAATGACGATGCGGCGTTTCTAACATCACAAGTCGCCATAGCCTTCTTTGTTTCATCAAATAGTGCTGTGAATCCTAGTGACATTGTTTGTGTATCTCTACCGGAAACATTCATTGAAGGTGCATCCCACTGGACATGATATACTTTTATTGTAATATCGTGGTCGGCGGTAGAGGTAAATGTTAGTGTGATTGCCGGGTTGCTTGAACCGGGTTGGTAAATGCTGTTTGAGCCACCGTCAATAATGTCACCAAAGATAGGCTCGTTTAGTGATGTGCTGTGAATAGGCTTGATAAATTCTACACTTCCTGTTATTTCTCTAAGTTGTGGTGGTGCTTCTCTAACAAAACTATCTCCGCCTAGTGCATACGCTGCATCAATGTCACGGTTTAGGTTAAACTCAATATCAACCGACTTTACTTGTAGACTTACGGAAGAATTTTTAAATGCTACAGTTGCACTTTGGAAATGCACGGGCTCGGTTGCTAATATACCCATGTTTGATTCGGTGTCAATTGCTGCTGGGGAAGAAACAGAATCTTCGCCCTCGCACTTTCCTACAAAGTCGGCAGACATCATTACATATTCACCAACTGAACCAGAAATAGATACACGGTTAACACTCATAGATGTATAGGAATGTTGCTTTTCATCACGGATAACTTGTAATTGATATACGGGGAATCCTATTGCCCCAGATTTGCCGTTATCATGGTCTATTTCTGTCATAGCGTGGGTGTATGGGTCTCCGCTACCGCTTGTTGAAACCGATGGGAAAATGCCCTTTAGAATCATTGCAGTAAACTGTGAATCATCAAGTGCCATATTTATTCCGCCTTCAGAATATCTTTTACCGGTCTTTGTCTTTGATGCACCGTAGCGAGTCATGTCGCCTCTAGTGTTAACATCAAAGGTGGTTTGTAGTGACTCATCATCTATTGCACCAAAATGAACAGGTGAGCTGCCAACAGTGCCGAATGATGTTTGTTGTCGTATAAGTATTCCTCTATTTGCTGTACCGATTGTAAAAGACATAAATAATGACCCCTTTGATGTCTCCTATTATTGGGCGACTATATGAACTCATCTCCTTTGAAGATGATGTCGTCGCATTGTATCAAAAGATAATTTATGAACACATACAGTTTCACCCTCATCCATCTTATTATCTAGCACTAATTCATATCCTAGTATGGCATCTTGGTTTGAATCTAATCCCAAATTAGTCATGACCTCATCAAATACATCACCGGTAATATCAAGACATGAACGATACGCATTTCTATAATTTGTTCCACGAGTTAGTATGAATACCTGAACATTAGCCACCGTTGTTAAACCATGACCACCTAACACATCTATTGCCTCCGATGCCACTTGTCTTTGTAGAACATAGATTGATGGTGCGGGAAGTCGTGCAATCATGCTTTGGCTTATATCATACCCATAGATTATTGCCGAGTTATCTACAACATTCTTTAGGAATGGTCGTGGGGAGTTTCGTAGTGATTCTACAACCTTTAGCCCAACCCTATGAAAAGAGTCATTTATGAATTGACTAGGCGATAATTCATCGGGTGAAAAAGCCCCTTGGTCACAACCTAATACATTAGCAAAACTAACCGAGCCCGAATCATTACTAAATTGTATGGTCTTTGTTCCCACATTAGAAACACCAACCACACTTAAAAATGTTGTAGCCGCATCATCATCCTCGATTATGTCATGAACATACATTTTAGCATTACCCGAACTGTCTAATGATAGTCTAACTATCGTATGTTCGTTCTTTAAATCTAACCCACTAAATGTATCGTCGCTATCACCATCAAGACCTAGCGATGTGTCATTACCCTTTGATACTACACTAACATGGTGTGAACCATTGTGTAGGCGCAAAAGAACGGTGTCTGCAACGGGTGTAGTGTTGTATTTGATTACCGCCCATATAGTGTATGCTGTTGTTGTCGGTGTGTAACTAATGGTTTGATTCGTAACTACCCATTCATCATTTACCGATGAACCACCTGCGCCGGTCAAAGTCCATGCATACAATTCGGGATTAGTATTCACCGATGGGTCGCCTGAACCATCTGATTTTAGTTTCCAATATATAGTTTTATCTGCAATACCCATTAATAACCACTTCCAATATCACGCATAGGGACTGTTCCTTTTACTTTAAATGTGCTGTTAATCCATTCACGAAGTTTTCTTTCTAATATATACTCGGTATATGGTTGCATACGGTCAGGCCAATTGTATTTTTTTAGATTACCATAAGATGCCTTTCCAAATCCAATACCCGGAAACTTTTTGTCCGGTGGTGATAGTAAGAAAAGACCAGGTTTAGCCCCTTTGAAGTTAGACGAATCAACAATAAGTGGTTTGTTTTGTTTATTGAAATCAAAACCGTAATCCCAAGGTGGGATATCTTGTGAAAATAGATGAGCTAACTTTACGCCCCTACTTCCTTTTGGCCCAGTTCCTTCGGGTGAGGTAAACACTCGGCCACCCGCATCACCATCATCTAATACTTTCATACGCAAAGAGTCGGCTATAATTCTATATGGCCTTGCACCCGTTTCTTTGAAAAAGTCATCACCATCTTCACGAGCCCAACGCATACCCATACCCAAAGATTGTGTAATGATTTGTTGCATTTCTTGTGGGAATCGTTCTTTCATGTCCTTCATAAAAGCCCTAAGATTGACATCACTCATACGAGCGGTAAATCCAAATCCTACTGTTCCGGGCTTTGTGTTAACGCTACCGAGAACATTCCATCCACCAGCACCACCAAACCTAAACTCGCGAGCCATAATCTAACCTCCACATTTGTTGATGCTCTTTCAAATCTAATTTAGTATATGAAGTTAGTGGCATTATGTCGGCTACATCTATGTAGTTATCAATCTTTTCGTAGCCTAACTTAGATACAACCTTTACAAGATTATCTACATCGGTTGACTCTATTGGGTTTAGTATTGTAATTAGTGGAACACCATACAAATGTTCAGACGCATTTCTTTCTTTTAGTAAATGTGCGTGTAATCCTTTACTGCGCCATTCTTTACGAACATAGGTGTTTCCTACCAAAGCATAGGATTTATCGGGCATTAGTAGGGAGCATGTATATGCTATGGCTACATCGTCAGCAAACAATACCCAATGAACCATTCTATTGAATATTTTTGGGTAGCCCTTTTCGCTTGCCGTAGGTAGTGGTGAACCCCAAGCATCTTCTAACTCGCTATGTTTAAACAACAATTCTATTCTAAAGTTACCGTAAATAGAATTCATCAATCAACACTTCCCAAATGTGCAACACGACGCAAGTTTGTTAATCCACGCTCACGAAGCACATTTGAACGCATACCGCCATTTTCAAATGCCATACCTTCTTGAAACACCGACTCGTCCTCTAAATAATAGGCAGCCGATAAATCACCACAAATCTCACGCAAAACATGAGCAAACTCGCCTTCTTGTACTGATACTCCTGATAGGTGGTCAAATGATATTCCCGTAACTCCGGTTAAATCGTTAGTGGATTTACCCGACCAAGCAAAAGAATCACCATCAATGTTACCATTACCAGCACTTGAAAATGATGTTCCGCTTGTTAGTGTGATTGTTGTTGCACCTGCCGATATAGCCCCATTTAGTGTAGTTTCGGCTATTTCTCTACTAGGTGTAGCCCTACCATACGATAGAAATTCTTGGTCTATATCAATAGATGCTCTACGAATAGCATTAGTCAAGCGGGATGATGCACGGGTGCGTTGTGCCGAATCTAAACCTAATCGTGAACCTACATCGGCTACGGAACAATAATATGCCATCACATAGCCCCCTGCACATCAACACCAAAGGATGCAAACAGGGCGATAGCGGCGTATTTTAGATATTTAGCCATAGTGGATAATTCAATAACGGCTTGTTCTAAAAGCCTAACCCTTTCGTCTAAAGACCTAAATGTTTCTTCATCTACCATTACTATTCAACAACCTTTTGTATTTCTTCTAACCGTGAAATCAAATCGGCTTTTGTGCCACTAACTTCTAACCCATTGTCTTTACAAAGTGCTATTAATTCATCTTTTTTCATTTTCTTGATTTTGCTAATAGAAGGTAGTTTTTCTACAACATCTTGGACATCATCAACAAGGTCTAGCACTTCATCAAGTGTAATTTTTCCATCAGCCATTAGTTTTTTGTAATATTTGTATGCTCCTAAACCTAATCCAGCCGCTATACAAATATATAATACTATCATCTCTATCTCCATTCTATCACCTAATCTTTATATTCAATAGACCTCACCATAGAGTGAGGTATCACTGTAAAGTGCGTAGGACTATCGCTCCTATAAAGCTTGTAGCCATATTGGGTTTCTTCTATTAGTATATTCGCATAACATCGTTCCGCCGGAACAAAAACTATTTTTCCGTGTCTTTTCATTCTATCAACTCCTTAATTCATAATTATTCATTATAAATCTTCCTCTTTCAAACAATTTTTGACCATCAACAATAAGAAGTATTCTTACAGGCACAGGTTCGGAAGGGTCGGGGTCGGGATTTTCGGGGTCAATGGGAAAATCTCCCATAAGCAATACCTCATGTTTCCCTGCATCCATTACTCTAACATTGTTTAGTCTTGTATCTCTTGTTGAAGGATAAATTCTTAGTCTTGTGCTACCCATAAAACCAAAAATCCCTCCGGAAACATCTCTCATACTTTCAACAAAGAATATTGGTATTGGGGTATTAGCAGAACCGCCATTAAATGTTTGATATTCAGTTATCCCCGCTCTTGAGTCTTGACCAAAAAACATATACTCACGACCTGTATTAGTAGCATGTGAACCAATGTCTACAATATCAACAACAATAGGATTATTTTCATCATTTATCGGAGTAAAGACTGATACATCGCTATTATCAGTGCCACCACTTGATACTCCTAATTCTATTGTATCTCCATCAACTAATAATCTAAATGGTGAAAAGTTGTTTGTGGTTGGGTTCTGGTCATGTTTAAACAATGGATAACCACCGCTAACGCCACCACCACCACCGGCAATAGTAATAGTCTTTGTGGCTCCCGTTCCCGATGCTATAACACCAGCACCTACAAAGTTTAGAGTGGTAGCCGCTGTGCTTAGTGCTACACCTTCATCTTGTATTGTAATACCAGCACTACTTGCCGATGCAAATGTGATTGTATCTGTCGAGGCATTTGTTGTGATTGTCATGTTAGAACCAGCCGCTAATGTTAGTGTATCGGTAGTGCTATCGGCTACTACATCACTTTGTCCGGCTACGGCTATTGTCTTGAATGTTAATGTTGAACCACCACCCCCACTACCGGATAATAGGTTGTGTGTTGTCCCGGTATCATCGGTAAACATAGGTGTATTGGGGGATGCGTCATCTACCCAAAACATACCGAAACCGGTTACGCTATTTGGGGCTGTTGCCCTTTCTTTTACTTTAATGTAGCCGTCTACTCGTAATTCCTTTAGAATGCGTGCATCACAATGTGTTGCGTGAACGGTTGATGTAGAAACATAGGAATCCATTGCTTTATAAAAACCATCGGTTTGTTCTTCAAAATTCCATGTTCCTCTAATAGTTGGTTTTTGTATTAATTCTATTTGGCTACCGGACTCGCCAAACACGAAAACACCACCGCCTATTCTTAAAGATACGGCTCTAAATATCATATTTGTTGGCACAGCGCATATTGCTTTTGTAACCCCACTATCTAACTGCAACTCTACATCTTCCAATAAAACTGTTATACATGAATCGGGGTTTGTGTTTTGCACTGGTGTTGATGTGCCTCCGACTATATAGTTATCACAAGGTAGTGTTAAACCGTCGCTGTCTATAAGAAATATTAGTTTTATACCCATAAAATTTAGAATGGGATTATTTGTAGATACTATGCCACAATTAGTTGTGTTTCCCCTACCTACCTCTAAAACATATTGGTCAAACTCTACACCCTCGCCGTTGTGCATACCAACTTGCTGGTTTCCGCCTTGTGTGGGGATTGCTGAATTTGTTGGTAGATTTAAAGAATGTAACCTTAGGCTATTATGTTGTCTTTGTGTGTTAGATATAGGAGTTGGGCTACCCCCTACACTGTATGTATTAGCCCAAATTTGTGATTCTGCACCACTAGGCATCATGCTTGCTTGTGAACCAGACAAAACTGTTACTTGGCAATCTAACTGCCCACTACTAGGGAGATGATGGTCTGTGCTACCACCTAATGTAAATTCTAATGTTTCGATGCCATTAACACTTGTTGATGACAAAGAGCCATTTAGTTGTATTGAGTAACCATAGTTAGGTGATACCCCCGCCGCACTATGTGTTCCATCCATAGCGATAACGGTTGCGGATTGTGTTAAATTTAAAGGACAACCACCAAATTTATTATCAAATATGATTGATTTAGCATTGTATGAAGCCAATGATACATTGATTGCTGCCCCGCTAGTGCTTAAAAATAAATGGCCTAAATTAGTTGCATTTAGATTTATTGGTTGCGACAAAAGCCCTCCTATTACCACATAATATGTATCTCCAGCACCTAATGATGACGGAGGACTACCCGTTGAAACATCAATCCAATTACCAACATTAGACCAATCATTATTACCAACAACGGCATTAGTAAATTCTAATACTGCCATGCTTCATCACTCGTAAGGGCTTGTTTCACGAAGCGAATTACGAATAACATCGGTTTCATTTGTTGCCGTTGGTAGTCTTGTATTGGTTGAATCAAGTGCAAAAGCCGTTCCACCTTTACCTACTACCATATCCACTAAATCTTTGCTTCTCTTTTCAAATGCTTTTATCTGTTCTCTAAATCGTTGGTCAACCGCCTTTTGGTCTCCTACGGGGTGATATGTGGGAATTGTGTTGATTAGCACCGAAAGACAATCCAAGCAAACCAATGCTTTGATTGCTGATTCTTTTTGTGCCGTTGTAACTGCGTTTGCCGAGCCCGATGCTAGATATTCTTCCGCTCGAGCCTTTTTGTTTATTTCTTCGGTTCGCATAGAAATATATTCACTAATGGTAGCATTGTTTAGCCCACGAGGTCTATTTAGTAAATCCCTAATGTTATCGGTAGTCACTGCCATATTATACCCCCAAAACCACCGCACCTTTAGGAGGTTCGAGTGTTCTTGCAAGTAATACTATAACACCAGTACACATTAATTTATGGGCTAATTCACTATTGGGAATCCAAACGGCATCGGCCTGTGGTAATTCTAAACCTTCGGGTAGTTTCTTTTGGTGTAGTTTTCTAACTAACCAACCACGACCTGGGAGCCAATTGTTTAATCTGTTTTCGAGTTCGGCAACACTTGGGTTTCCAAATGTAGGTATGCCTTTACTCTTCAGCTTTTTTATTAGACTTGTCTTTTTGCTTATTGCCATTCTTACTCACACTCTTCTTAGGCTTTAGATTCAAAACAAACTCCTCTATGCTTTCCATAAAGGGTTCACACAAAGAAAGGTCTGCATCTCCTAACTCTACACCAAGCTCTTCCGCTTTGGCTATGATTAGGGAAGCAACCTCTCTTCGGGCTACTTGGGTAGGCAATTAAACCACCTCAAATTCCTGTAATCTTTACAATTCTGTTGGTTACACCAGCACCAGAACCATCTTGGCTTTGATGGATAACAACACCCATGTAGGAAGTTAGTAGGTAATCAAATCCAACACCAGGCATTCGTGTAATCTCGGTTTCGGTTACACCTGGGCCATTGTAGGTAAAGAGCTCAGCGGTTTGTGCTCCAGGAACCATCAATAGTGCGGTAGATGCAAAGTCAGAATCTCTAGTGTAGTAAACAGTTAGGTTGATTTGACCGGACAATCTTTCTGCAAGGGATTGAACAACATTTCCGTAAAGGGTAGTGGAGTTCATAGCCGACTTGTGGGTTGCTGGTAGAACCAAAGCCAAAGCCTCGTTGCCATTGACACGGGCATTTTGGAAGATTAGGTCAACACCCTTTAGAATGTCGAGTTCGGCGTCACCATCAGCAGCCTTGAAACCGCCACCGGTAGCAGCCAAAGTTTGGCCAGCACCAGCAAGTAGTTTGTCAAGAATGTGCTCGTCAATAACATCGGCACGACCTTTAGCGATTGCTAGTTGTTGCCTATCCATGTTCTCGAAAGATTCACCACGAAGTTTCACGGTGTCTAGGAAGGTTGTTCGGCCTTGTCCTTTTTCCAACTTAACGGTATAGGACTCAGTGCCGACCTTTGTTGGGTCAACTACGGCTGCATCATCAATTGGATAGGAAAATGTGCCTGTTCCGGCTGTATACCACTTGTATTCAAGCCAAGGGACACTTCTAACACCGACAAGGTTTGTTCCGATTGAAAGTCTTAGGGATTCCAATTGAATGAAATCACGCATAACTTGTTGTATAACAGCGTCTCCAGTTCCGAATGGGCCAGATGCTGCACTTATGTTCAATATATCTTCTAATGTTTCGTTTGCCATATTTATTCACCTCAAGCGATTGCTGCTCCTGCAGTCATAACTGCGATTAATTCACCTTCTGTTGCGGAAGATTCATTTGCAGGAGTTAAAAGTGTGCCAGATGTAGTTTGTCCTTCACCGACATATATTCCAAGTTTCTTGTCAGAACCACTGTCGCTGTCTGTTGCAAGACCATCAGCACCTACATATACGGTAAGACCGGTAGTGTAGGTTTGGCTTGCAGCGGATTGCACCATTAGCACTCCGCCAAGTGGGAAATATGAAACGGTTGCACCGGCAGTCTCGAATGCGTGGTCTGCATCACGACTGGATTCACCAGCGGACACACCAATACAAATGTCTCCTGCATCGGTTGTTTCAAGTTTGTTTGTTGTTCCATCATTAACCAAAAGTCTGCCAAGTCCTCTAACGACTTCGTTATCTTTTAGTGTTGCGTTTCTTGGGTCTGCTGCTCCGAATGCTACCATATTTATTCACCTCTTTGTGTAATCTTAAGGAAGCCTTTGTCAACAGCTTCCTCGAATGTGTATGCGTTTCCATCACCGTTTATTGTAAAGTTACCGGTGTTGTATGATGCTGCTATGCTGTTCCAAACACGGGCATAGATATTTGAATCGGTTGTTACCATTTCACCATTTAGGTAGTTTGCTACTACATTTGTGGTGCTTGATGCTTCAACGACTTCGGAGACCATATTGTCTGGGGCAGGTGTTGCCTCGGCCATTACAACTTCTTCGGATGGTCGGGATGATTCCCAAGATGCAATCAAATTTGTGATTGTTTCCGATGACAAGTCTTCGTGTCCCTTTAGTCCTAAGTCGGATGCTTTCTTTACAAGTTCTAGTCTTGCTTCTTCGGCAGCCGCTGCTTCTTTTGCTTCATTTTCGTCAATAATTGCATTTGCCAAAACGAGTTGAGACTTTAGGTCTTCGATTTCGGCAACATAATCTATTTCGTCGCTCATGATATTCGCTTCCTTCGCTTGGTTTTCGTTAGTATCGGTCTGGTATATGAACTCTTTTGAAGCCTCTAACCTTTCGACTTTGTTAATATCTGCCCTTTCGTAAGCCGGTTTATGCACAATTGCCAAATGGTCAAAGGTAAAATCAGATTCGAAGGTCATAGTGCCATCGGCAGCCTGTGCAATAGGGATTCCATACCCACCAATAGATACTCCGTATGCCCCACGAGTCCATAGACCAGACTCTAATGCCGGGAACAATTCTTTTCTTCTTACTTCAGCAACATAGTGGACTTCGTATTGACCACCTTCTAAATCAACGACCTTTGCTTCTGTAACAATGCCTACTACGGCATCATTAACATCGCCGTTCATGTTTCGTGTAAAACCAACACCCTTTTGTTTGGTTGGGGGATGATTCAATGTTAAATCTGCACCAATCATTTGTTTTACTACCTCATCAGCACCGGCACGGGTTATTTGCCAACGGTTTTTGTTTGTTCCTTCGTGGAATGCTACACCGCTAATTTTGATAACCGTTTCACCGTTAGCCATAATTATAGCAACGGCCTCACTAACTTCGGTCTCCATAGTAACATACTCGTATGATGCTCTGGCTTTCTTTTTATCTTGTAAAGCCTTTTTCATAGATTCTTTTCTGTTACCGTCTTTGTCAAAGTCGAGATAGTCTGGTCTTTCGGCAATTTTCTTTTTCATGCCGTAGCCAGCCTCCTTTTCATCGGAGTCTTTGAATTTGTGTCCTTTGTGAGCCATCATACACACCGATTCACTATTACCCATCTTTATACAACGAGCCATGAATTCATCGTGTGTTTCATTTGATGATGGTTTAGGAACTGCGCCTTTGACGGTTTCCTCATCTTTCTTTTTATCCATACCATAACCAGCTTCAACATCTGTCATGGTTCAATCCATGAACCGGAGATTAAATAAAGCCTTACTTCGTATAGTCACTTACAGACTTGCCACTTTCCCACATTTTGCATGACCAATAACGAGCTTTTGTTTTTGGGCCAGGATTTGTATCGCATTGATGTCGTGAACGGAAGTTGCGTCTCCTATCGGGGTCATCTCTTTTGATTTCCATGTTAGGGTCGCCAAAGCGCACCACTACCACTCTACCGGCTGGATTTTTAACATATACCGCAAACTTTTTTCTTTGGCCAGGTGTTCTAAATGGTTTGTTGATAGTAACTTTTTTGCCACCATACATAGCCGCTTCTAGTGTTTCCGTACTTGCAATGACACTAAGAATCCTATCATCTTCTATTGCTTCCTCCGAGGCTCGTGGATGGGATGAAGGTAATAGGTCATTATCTTGTTTATAGTTAGGATTGGAAGGCCTACCGTTTCGCAATAGGTAAAGGAATGCTTTAACACGGGCTATTCCCCACCCGGTTCTTGACATATTAGGTGCGTGCGTGCTACTAAATGCCCCCGCACCCCTACGGAATACTGATTTCAATGCGCCCATAGATGCTTTGCTACCTTTGCCTTTCGCATTGTGTTTTGTCATCAAAGCACGAATCTTTGATTCGGTTTCTTTGCTCATGCTAATTGATTTGTTAGGTTTCTTTGCGGAGCCTGGTTTGTTTTTCTTTGAACCTTTACGACGCTCGCTTGGTTTAGCAGGTGTCTTTCGTGGGTCATTTTTACCTGGTCGCCCATACTGTAAAGCCTCTACCTCATATATTTCATATTGGGCTTTCTTTTCTTGAGTTTTCTTTTTCAATACCTCTAAAAATGCACTAAATACTGCATTTGCTTTTTTCAATGCACTTTTCTTTGATGGGTCTTTTGCTCGCTTTGCGGCAACCTCCGACCTTTGTTTCATAACCAATGTTGCCTGAACCTTTTGTTTGTGTGGCGCAGATGATTTTTTAATTATGTTCACACTTTTCCTTGCGCTGGTTTCATCTTTGAAACTAAGTCCCTTTATTGTTCCTTTCGGGTTTTCATCAGTATATAAATCAGAATGTTCACTATCGGGTCTTTTTGTGCCATCCCTTCGCATTTGTGGGATTCTTTTTTCAGCCGCTTCTTTGTTCTTTTTGTTTTTGTCTTCGTAAATGTTAGCACATACGGCAAATCTTTGTTTTACCGCACTATACTCATCATTCATTTTTGTATCGGCCATACACCTAGCCATAAAGTTGCTTCTTTTTTCATCATCTTTTGGGCTAACTAAAGGCATCTAATCACTCCTTTTTTTCATAGATTATCTTATCTAATTCTTGTTGGTGCTTTTGGTCTGATGTTTTCATGATGTTTTCATGAGCTTGTGCAACCTTTTCTAATTCGATTTTATGTAGAACATTTTTATCTTGTAATTCCCTTTGGTGTTTTAATTCAATAGGGATATTGTCAACCTCTATTTGTTGTTCGGCCTCCCACATACGCAAAACGGTTTGTAGTGCGGGTGCTGCTGTTCCGCCAATAATAGCGATTAGAGCGATAAAGCCGTCAAGGTTAGCCAATACTACATCGGGATATAATATACCCATACCGACTACTGCGCCACATGCAAGAAGCCAAAGGTAAATTGCTGGTTTCACGGTTGATGAAACCATTTTGTCATTAAAGGATTTGTTAGGTGTGCCACGCATAATGCCGTCTCCGATGTCGTCTGTGTCTAATGGCTTGTTTTAACTTAGGGTTTAGAATTGTTCTCTACTTCGTTTTCTCGTGGTAGTCGCCCCGTGTTTGCTTTGCCTTGCTTTTTGGGCTTTTTATCATCTAATAATCCAACAATGTGTAGTGCTTGGTCTATTGATAGCATACCACTATCATATCCTATTTGTGCTCTACGCATTCTATTTAGTGGTGTTTCCTCATCTATTGGTTTAAATTTTAGAACTGGTAGGTCATCATGCTTGTATGGGATTCCTAATAATTCTAAATGCTTGCCAAATAGTTTGTGTATTGATTCTTCTAATATACCTTGTAGTCTTGTTATTGCCGATACCGCCCAAATGTTAGCATTGTATGTTGCCGCAAAGGTTGAGCCCTTTTCTTGTCCGGCGGCTACACGAGGCACATTTAGAACTGCCGCAATATCCGCATTTACCGAGTCTAAAAATGATGACGAGTCAGGGATTGCATTTTGTAAATCTACATGGTTTATTCTAATGTAGTCGGGTAAGATTGGTATTTGGTCACCTTCTAGTGTTTCTAATAGTTTGGCGACATCATTCATTATGGTCTTTAGTCTTTCCTTTTGTTCGGCGGGGTCTTGTATATGTTCAACCGCTTTCATATCAATACTAATGAATTGCTTTGTTAGACTATCCTCTAATGCTACCCTATTGTTGATACTATTATACTTTGCACGGATAGGTTGTTTTAGTGCGGTAAATCGTGATGCACCCCATATACCGTATGTGTAACGGCCTAATCTATCCCTAAACCAATTAGAACGGTAGTCAATCTTTATGTGTAGTATTTCATCTTTTGAAAAGACCTGTGTATCTACTTTGTTTTCACGAAACAAATAGTATTCGGCACTCATAACCGGATTATCTTCGGTAATATGTCCGGTATAGCCCGATGATGATAATTCTCTAATATCTACCCGTCTGTCCATTATTGTTATTTGTTTAGCCGGTAGGGATTGTATGCCGGTGATACCTACGCCTGCTTTACCTACTAATTTGTTTATGTCGTTACCATATACCATTAGGTTTCGTAAAGCCGATATTAGAATGTCGTCAAAGTCTAAATCGTGAATTAGTTTTTTGATAGCGTTGCGAATACGGGCATTCTTAGCAACTTTGTAGTCTATGTGATAGTTATTAGCCGTTAGCGAAACAGAACGCACAGCACCGTTCAATTCGGGGTCTAATCTAACCATACTATCAAACAAATCAAATGTTTGGTCATAATTATCGTATTGTGAACGAGAACGGGATGAACGCCCCAAATCATCGGTTTGTTTCAATACATCGGACAAACCGGCAAATAATTCGGTTGGTGCTGCCTTTCTACCGCTAATTCCGGTAGGCACTTCCGTAGCCACCACCGGCTTTCTCCTAAACAACCTGCGTAGCCTGGACTCCTTTGCCATGATGTTCAAATAAGCCATCGTCTATTTGAATGAATTGGATTAATTCTTTTGTTTATATACAAATAAATAAAACGCTATGCTGCGAAGGTATGTGTAATTTTTTATTTTTTCTTCTTATAGGGGTAGGTAATATTACTTACTGTAATAATAGTTTTTACATATTATAAGCATTAATAAAGAATTTACAAAAAAGGGCTACTGAAAGATATTTATTTTTTTGTTGGGCTAACAAAACAATAAAAATAATTCAGGATATGTTTATAGTGGGTGTGTGCTAACAGCGTATCAATGGAAAGACACGACGACTTTGAAAAGATAGAAGGCATGATTAGCGACTACCCGATTAATGTTAGGGGTATGAAAACTAAATTAGCGGCAGATTTGAATCGTAATTATCCCTATCGTTCACATAAAGGGTGGGAAAAAATGATTTACAACTATCTAAGATATGTGGATGGGGCTATACAAACCGAATCTAGCCCAATAGAATACGATAAAGCACCATACCACTACAACAAAGAAACCGATACATACATTACTTTCATAAAGTGTGCGGGTGAAAACATAGTAATATCCGGTGATATGCACCGAGCCATGAAATCATCATACTCTAATATGACAAGCAAAGGCGCAACACTAAACCAAATTGCACGCGAGTTTAACTTTCCCCGTCTTTGGTTTGATGAATACCGAAGAAAACATGGTTGGACTCACGATATGTTACCATATACCGACGAAGAGGTAATGGAAACCGACAATGATGAACTTGTTGAAGACCTTGTTCTTAGAAATCGTAGGGAGATACACAAAAAGTATGAAAAGAAAAAGTGGAAAGACATACAAGAAGCGGCTGAAAAGTGGTTTCACTTTGAAGATACATATAAAGGAATGCTAAATGGGCTAACAAAAGCCCCTAAAAGTGTCCCCAAACTACGAATACCGGAATCTAAATCCCCCTTTGCGGTAGTAATGTCTCCAACAGACTTTCATTGGGGTAAATATGGTTGGGTTGATGAGGTAGGTGAATCATATAACTTTGAGGAAGCACGAAGCAGACTAATGGATAGAACACAAGAAATAATATCATGGCTACCTGCAAAGCCAGACAAAATAATTTTAGCATCTGGTAGTGATTGGTTTCATGTAGATAACGATTTAGGGCAAACAACTCGTGGCACACAACAAGATATGTGTGGTTCACCGGCTGAAATATTAATTAGTGGCTGTCAACTAGCACGAGAACACATAGACCTTCTACGACAGGTAGCACCCATAGAGGTTGTGTTTATGGCTGGTAATCATGATAGACATAGCACATTGGCTTTGATGTTATATTTATCAGCCGCATACGAAGGGGTTGATGATGTTAGCGTGAATCTAAACCCGCAAGTTAGACATTATACTACCTATGGTAATACACTATTAGGATTTAATCATGGTGATAACATAAAGAAGTCAAAACTACCAACGCTAATGTCTAAAGAAAAAAGAGAATTGTGGGGTCAAACGGAATCCCATATATGGTTTACAGGACATTTGCACCACCAAGTATTACACGAATTAGATGGTGGATTAGTCATACAATTACCTTCATTAGCAGGCCACGATAGATACCATTACCGAGCTGGATATACAACGGCAAAGGCTGGTTTAGCGGCTCATATTATAGATAAGGAATTAGGCTTGATAGGAAGTTTATTTAGTCCGGTGAGAAAGCATGAGTAGAAGGGGCGGAGGGGTGTTATATTATAAACACCGTAAATGTAATGAATGCGGTTATGAAAAGTATTGTCGCTACACATCTTGTAAAAAATGGTGCAAAAAAGAAAAGCGTATGATGTATTGTGGAACGATGCGAGTTATTAGGTATGGTGATGAAAGATGAGTGTAACACAAGCATTATCCCTAAAGCGTAGTGCCAAAGACCCAAAGTATTTTTATCAATGGTTGGGTTATTCGTGGGGAGACCATATCGAAGAATGGATGAACCTATATTTTAATCGTGGTGACGCAAATGTTCACCGTGTATGTATCATAGCACCTCGTGACCACTCTAAATCCACAACACTAAGGGTAGCGGTATTGTGGTCTTGTCTATTTGAAAGATGGCGTGACAAACCATTTACTACTTGGTTGTTTAGTGCAAGCAAAGACCTTGCTATGCGTAGGTTAGAAGAAATTAGGGAGGATATGCGTAGGCATCCCCAACTTAGGAATCTAATAGACCCAAAGCGAGGAACAAAACACTCTATACACTTTACTAACGGCTCATGGATTCGTGCAACCGGTGTAGGTGCTGCTATTCGTGGTGAACACCCAGCCCGTATTGTGTTTGACGATGTATTAGATGATGTGGGCGAACAATCCCCTACTAACCTACAACATTGGTTTAGAAAGAAAATAACACCTATGCTTTCGCCAGGAACATCAATATTCGTTGTTGGAACACCTATGGCTATGACAGACCTATATCATACGGAAATGTTATCAAATGATGTGTGGAAAACAACTACAACATCGGCAATCCCTAATTGGGATGAACATAAAGCCGACCCGTCGATAGACCCTATTGCTTTATGGGAAGAACAAAGACCGATAGCATTTTTGTTAGAACAAAAGCAAGCGATAGGTGAATTAGCATTTACGCAAGAATATTTGTGTAAAGTGGTGGATGATGAAGCGCAAGCATTCAAGCGTGAACATACTCGTGCAAACATGAACACAAACGCCGTCATCGAGTGGGATAGTAAAACACCGGGTAAATACATGATAGGCTTTGACCCGTCACAAGGTTTAGGAAAAGACTACTCGGTTATGATTGTCCTTAGACAAGACAACGAAGGCTTTGTTCACTTTGTTAATATGTGGCGTAGGAATGACTTTGCGCCCGATAAACAAGCCGATATGCTAGGCCAATGGTCTAAAACTTTTAATGCACCCATATCTGCGGAAGATGTAGGATTTCAAAGATTGTATGAGTCATTATTGGTTCAAAAGGGAATAACGGTAGACTACCGCCAAAGCAAAGTATCTAATCGTGCTTTGAAACAGGCTTTGATGAATAGACTGCGTGTGTGGTTTGAACAAAAGAAAGTAATATTCCCTTATGGTAACGATGAAACCCGACGCATGGTAAATATACTATTAGATGAACTAGACACCCATGTATGGAAAGCCGGTAATATAATTGATGTGGGTAAACATAACGATACAGTCATGGCCTTTGCACATGCCATAGACCAAATGACTCATGCGGATTCCAATGCTCTACCAATGGCTACACAAACCGCCAATAGCACATCATGGGGTAACTCAAAGTCATCGGGGAGCGGAAGGTTCATCATTTTTGGAAATTAGTATTTCTATATCTAATGAATCACATTCGGGGCATTGAAACTCGTAGTATAGGGCTAATGTTTCTAACTCGAACAATGCATTGTGAACACCCCATCTTTCCCCCTTGTAACCACATACCGAGCATTGGAGCATGATTAACCATAGATAGTGTAGTTATTTAGAAAAGAGGTAAAAATGCTTTTTATAAAGACCATTTACTAAAATTTTCAGAAAAATTTCGAGGAGTGGTGGGCGATGCCAACTTGTAGGCCGTGCCGGTTTTTGGCACGCGTTTAGTTATACTATATATATGCTACCCTATGGTGCATCTACCGTGCATCAACCTAGCCCTTTATAACTAGAACATGAATCACGATACATGGTGAAACCTATCGACAACACGGTTTTAGAAATGCCATCCGTTGTAGGGGGTGAAAAAATTTCAACTACTTTTGATAATGTTATTCGTATGCGATTTCGTGACATCATGAACATGACTAAAGAATCGTATCTAGAACCGAACCACAAAAAGCACACGGTTAACACGCCACATTCAAAGGAAATGACAAAGCACTATATCAAACTACTAGAAACCGCTAAAGCATTTTACATGGGGGCTATGAAAATCTACAAACAACCAAAAAACAAAGTCAACCTAGCACCTATCCATGATTGCGATGCTATGCTAGCCAAACTAAAGGAATTACACATTACACCACAACAAAAGGCTAAAATGGCCAACGACGACCTACTAAAGCAAATGGAACTACTACAACAACAAATTGACGCCAACAACGCTATCATTTCTAAAAAGTGATGCCTAGTAATTGCGATAAAGCCTATGAACGAATTTAGGGGGGTAGCGGTGATAAAGGGGGTGATTATCTAAATCACCGCCCCCCCGACCATTTTGGTCAAATGCCTAACGACTAACGCCCGTCATGCGGGCGATTCGGGGCAATATGGAAACCAAAATCCCATACAATAGAATAGTGTTATACCATAATGCGATTAATAAAAATCGTGTCGTGATGAATGATTATGTTATGATTTCCCTATTAGGAATCCAACATAGTCAAATGATTGCCTACACCCTACTACATGGGTTATCATGGATGAACATTAGAACGCATGATTTGCCGGGTGATGAATAAATGAATATCACTATTACATTAAAATGCGATTGTGATTATTGTTTAGGTTTGGATTTAGACAAAGGCGTTTTGGCGTGGGTTTGCATTATTTGTGGTGATATTCAACCTATCGGTTGAACCTATCATAATAGGGATTAGGGGGTTCGCCCCCTTTTCTTTATTATTATATATTATACTATGTGCGCCAGGCGGGTCGCTATACATACCCCTCGAAAAAATAACTAAAAAAATCGTACAGTATTCCCGACGAGTTGCTTGTAATTCATCCCGTATCGAAAAATACTTGCTGGAAATCTTGCAGTGAGGATTTGCCCAGATACTTCTTAACTGTGGGTGGGTTGGGTTATATCCCTTAAGGGGGGGCGAAAAAAAGACCCGCCGCTAGGGGGTATATAAAGGTTCCGCTTGTGCAATGCGAAACCTTCTAGTATATATACCCTGGCCTCGTTCGCCGAAACCACCCTATATATATAGTCTGGCCTTCGTTGTGTTTAGCTTGCATCTCGTGGACTAAGTGAGTCAAATCTATGGTATTTATATATCTGAAAGGGTAGGTTGTCTCATGGTCGGCGAAACCGTGCTATACATAGGCCAATGCGTAGGGGGTGATGATAATATGGGAAAAAAATCAACAATACAAAATATTAGGATGCGAATCCGTGATTTCAACAATTCGATTGATGGTGAAACTATCAATTCATATACCGACGGCGACATTACACCCGCAAAGGTTGTAACTACTAAAATCATCACATGCCTAAACGCTAACATCGCACTATGGGAACAAACTATGACAACCTACAAACTAGAACGCAACGCTTTCAATTTGAAACCGATTGCCGACACTAAAGCACTAATCGCTAAACTACAAACTATCCACATGACAAAAGCCGACAAAACCAAAGCCATTGACGATGAATTGGATGCACAAATCGCCGCATTGAAAGCGGCGGCGGCGGCGGCCAAAGCAAAGTTGTGATTAGGTCATGATTAGAACAAATAGGGGGGTAGCGTGCCACAAGGAGGTGAATAATAGGCACGCCCCCCCGCTTTGTTTTTTTAAATACATTATACACATGACGAGTTGTGGTCTCACCACCACCTTGCTTCGAAAAAATGCTACGCAAAATCGTGCAGTAAGTTGTACTGGACTTTACAACTTACAAAAAAAAGACTTACCTTCCACTACCCGCTTCAGAAAAATCCTACTTTTTTTTAATTATGACTTAATCCATACATTTAATGTTTCATGCACCTTTACACTTCTTTTGAACTTTTTACATTGTGGCAATTGAATACATGGATTGAAATGCCCTTTCCTTGATAGTATAACCATGTCGTGCTTTACAAAGCCTAACTTCTCCATAATCTTTTCCGTATTGTAGGTCAATTCATAGTATTTCCCCTTGCTACGCCAATTTCCCGTAATGATACAATATACGGCTCCTTGTTCGGCCTTTAGTGCGAAACGCCTTAATATGTATTCATAATCCAATAGGAATGATTCCCACGAATCTAACTTATCTAATCCCTTTGGGTCGTCATATTTTTCCACATTGTAATACGGTGGGCATGTGATTAGCCCGTCGTGTCTTGGCACAAATACTTTCCTTGAATCGCCATAGTGATTGAATACCCCTAATTCTTTCCTTGCGTATTCATTAGCAACTCTAGATATGTCAAACCCACAATAGGGAATGCCTAACTTAGCAAGTCCGGCATGGCGTTCACCCCACCCACTAAACGGGTCAACAACTTGGCGACAATCCTTTAGATATAATTGGCCGATGTGATTAACCACATTCAAGGGGAAGTTGCCACATTCTAATTGTGTGTGTTTCCCCTTGGTATTTGTTCGCCTATTGTGTTTATTTCTTTTAACTTGGAATACACTATATGGTATTTCCGATAATGTTTCAACTTCTTTCATAACAAATCACCCCCATTCGGGTTAATCTAACCTATACCTACTAACTATATAATAGGGTCGCTATGTGCAAGAATAGGTGATTTTTTAAGTAGGGCGAGTTGAGCCGTGCCTGGCAAGGGTTCTCGAAAAAACTATTCGAGGAATCGTGCAGTAATCTAATGACTGACAAGTTGAAACAAAGCATACGCCTTGTTACGCAAAAGGTGGGCAGTTTAAGGACATGCCCAGGTCGGAGGGGGGATATGGTAAGTCAAACTATTCGAGTACCTTTTTCATAGCATCTTCTATTGTTGTGCCACCGAAGTTATACAATATGAAGCAATACCAGCAACAATAGTTTGGGTCTAAGACATGTTCAATCCATTTAAGTTCAGCATTCATTTTATTCACCAGTAGGTTGTTCTATCACCAGTTATGTTTAGGCCACTAAGGCAGCATCGGTTGCAAGGCACTCGTCTTTTTGTAAGCATTCTTTGTTTGGGTGAGCCGTTTATAGATACGGTTCGTATGTGTATTTCACAGCCACAATCAAAAGCCAAGGTGCAATTGTGGTCATTACCGGTTGGGTCTTTGCCAGTCATATTCACACCAACCTAGTCCTACGAGCAACACAAGTCTTTCGAGTGTCGCTACAATTTGTTCCGATAAATAGAGTTGTAGGATTGCGAACAAGCACTACACACCCACATTCAAATTCTATCTTGCGTGTGACCACACGAGACTTTTTTCCAGCATCATCATGATTTTTCGTCATGGTAATCTTAGCCGTTTCCGGTATATATAATGTTCGTTACCCGCAACTTACCTATTTTTTTACCTTATTTTTATTTTTTTCTTTTTTTTATTTCATGTCTTGATGTTGCGGTTGTACTTGGTTTCACAATCCCAACAAAAAACTAACCATCCCTCGTCGGTTTCATATATCCAATAGTCATAACCTTCGCTTAGGCTATGACATATTACCTTATTGCACATGCTACATCGTATATCATCTTCTATTACCATCACTTTAAGGTAGACGGTTTTGGTATATAATAGGGTTGCTTTTCGGTTCTTGTGTTGTATTTCTAAGATATACACACACAGCAGGGGGTGCTGAGCCCTTACGAAAAAATGTCATGCGGAATCGTGCAGTAAGTATCCAGCGGCTCGAGCCGCCCCGCCAAGTTGACTTACGAAAAAAGCTTGAGCAAAATCGCACAGTCAAGTAGACCCAGCGCAAGTTGACTTGTTTTAATAAGCTAAGAGTCGCGTTGCGATACTTTTATATAGTCGAACCGTCTAAGTCAGACTGCCCCAGAACGAAGCGGGGGTAGGAGCGTGCAACTTATGGCACAAAAAACAAGTAGCAAGAACAAGAAACAAGCAGCTAAGACGAACGAAAGTCCGGCTCCAAGCGAGCCGGCTGCAGGTTTATTTGTGAAGACCGAGGGCGGTAGAGATACTCAAGTCGGTTCTTTGCGAATGAGGTCGAGTGATTTTCTCGACGCCTGCAAGAAAAACATGGACGAGGAACTTAGGCAGCAACAAGCTGCCTTAGCACACGGCAAAGAGGGGCTACAAACCCTTCGAGTGGCGGAGTTGGAGCAAATGGCAAAAACTCTAGAGTCGATAATTACCTTGTTCTCTATGCCTGGTGCTTGGGTAAAAGACCCAACTGCCAAGAAAAACATAGAGCTCAAGAGTCGATACCAGAAGCAGATTGCCCGTGCTAAGGGACTTGCCAATGGCACACTTAAGGCTATGTCCAAAGAAGAAGCTGAAGCCCGTCAGGCCGAGGCAGCAGCAAAGCGAGAAGCGGCTTTGAAAGCCCTCGCTGAAGCCGACCTTCTTGAAGACAGTCTAAACATCTGAGTTAGACAAGTCCAAGTGGCTCGGGGCGTGGAGCCCCACTTATGAACTGATATATTCTGCGGAATATAACTGCCCCTCAGGGTCTTTCGGGACCTTGGGGGGCTTTTTTTTCTTAAAAATCAAAAACAAGTTGTGCGTGACGATACGCTTGGAGTAGGCTTATCGCTGGAGAACGAAAACATAAAATGACTTGTAGCACCGAAATCCTAAAATAATTTTAGCTCATATTGTTGCAGAAAACTTACGAAATAACAGTTAGAAAGCAAACGAAAATTAAGGAAATCTAACAAGACATATCCCTCACCTAAAAATGATAAGGTCACGAGTTAAATATGAAGTCACAACTTGCGGGTTACGCACCTTTTATATAGTAGAAAGATTATGTCTTGTCATGGGCTGGGAATCCGAAACACAACTTACCGAGACAACCCGAAGACCGGCTCATAAAATATGAAGGTATAACAATGTTAGACATGGAGTTTAAGGATGTCGTCTCGGTTACACGGGATGAAGAAGCGAGCCGTGCTACCGGTCTTACCGTCAAATACTTCGAGGTAGATGGCGTAAGAATAAGTAGCGTGGTGATATTACAGAAGAAGAATAGCACCCACTATGCTGTAGAGGTAGGTTTGGGTATGGAGTATGTGCAGGGTGGCTGGACAGTCAAAAAGCGTGTGGCTTATTGGGATAACAGTCAGCCAACCGAACCGGAGTTGCGCCCACAGGGCTGGCATCACGCCGGACAAGACGCATGGTGTATGGGAACCTTCCATTCAGCATACAACATCAACTCTAGCTTAGTAGATTGGTTCACATCTTCAGATGGCCTAGCCGATGTGCAGATGGCAACTATCGCCCAAGCGAAGGCACACGCTGCAATATACAAAAAGTTGCTTAGCGAAGTCAAAGTGCAAAACGCTCTTTTTGAAATGTATCTGGAGGATTTAGAATGAGTCAAGAACACACTGCCTATGATGGCCTAAGTACTTCAGATTGTTTTGTGTGTGACCAGCCCTCGCATCACCCACTACCAGAAAATAATCTTTACTGGAGACCGATTGATTCTACCGGCTGGTGGTATTGCAAGAATCCTTGTTGTAATGTATTTAAGTTTAACCGTTCAATATGCAGGGCGCATGTCTTTCTTACATCATACCAAGATATGAACAAGGTAGGCTTAGTCACGGTTATATCACTCACAACGCGATTAGAAGATGGGGGTTCGGAGTAAATGCGTAAAGCTTGCAAAGATTGCTTTATCTCTAAAGATGTATTCGGAGTTGTGCGCCGACTATGCAAGTCATGCGACGCAGTAAGACTTCAGGTATCTGTAAGACTAGCTCGAGACATTCAAATCGTTGTAGAGGAATCCATGAGGAGTTGGCTAGAATGACCGAAAACAAGTGCTTTTGTTGTGGCGAGGTCAAAAAGGGAGGCAAAATGATTAAGGCCGCTAACCGCACCTTTACTCACAGACCACCCGACAAGTATATCTGCAAACTTTGCTTTAGTGCCTACGACTCTAAGGGTAAATGGTATCAGGCGAAAGAATGGTTCACTATCCCTTACAAATGGAATATAGACCTCTATCATCAGTATCAGTTCTTCTACGAAGGTGTTGGGTATGAAAACTTTATAGCCTCGAGGGTATGGAAGAAACTTGGGTATAAATATGACAAGGTAAAGCCCGACTATGACTCTACAACCACAGCAGGCTGGGGCTTACCTCTATATGCTGACTACTATGTAAGATATGAATTGCATGACGAGTTCAAGGAACAATTAGAAGAAGTCCGTTCAAAGGATTACGGCAGACATTACTACAATCTCGAGGAAGAAGCAAGAATGAAGTATCAATATCATTTCTTCCATCACCCCAAGCACTATCGACCAATGCAAGATATGTATTATGTTGGCGAGTTCTTTGTTCACGAGCACTATGGAGGGCCAGAAGAAGGTGGTTGGTGGTATTCTACCAACGAGTTAACGCATTGGACTACCTTCCCCAACATAAAAGCAGCCGAGGATTGGTGCAAAGGTCGCAACAAATACTTGAAGCACACTAACCCAGACCGCTTTGCCAAAACTATGATTCTTCCTATGACACCCCCAGTTGAGAGGCCTATGTATGAATGATGAAGTGCGTAGTCTTGCGGGTGCTATGGTAAGTGTCTTGTTGTGGGTAGAGCGACACCCACGATTACAAGATGACTACCTAACAGCAGTCAAAACAACAAAGTCAAGGTTTAGGTCTATTTACAGACGGCCTTGGCGTTTCAAACTTCCGGTAGTGGCGCAATCTGCTCAGAAAACTTTAGAGTGGGTTGCAAACTATTTCTCCGAAGGGGGCGAGTCGTAATGTATCAATTTGATGAGATTGATAAGACTCGTTGTCTTTACTGCAGGTGGTGGAAGCGACCTTGCTGGGAATGCTATCACTGGAAGAAAATATTTGAAGGAGCAGATGATTAAGATGAGTAAACAATTAGCAGCAAAAGTATATTTACATGAGATAAAGACAGTATCAAGGTATTGGAGTTTTGGCGAGGAAGTCAAATCCGTAAAATACGAGCGATACTTGTTTGTAACACCCGAAAAACTTGGTCACAATGTGAGCAGGATATTGTATAGTCTCGAAGTATATGAAGATACTTATCACTGGAATTACATGGGAGATGAGTATAAGGTTGACCCTGACTATGCACGGTCTTGTCAATTGTATTCTAACTTCGCTGATTGTGTTGGCTTGTCTACCCTATTATCAGTTTATGGCATGCAAGTAAGTATTCCCGA